GGTCCAGTTCCAGAGTTCCATCTGAGACTAAAATTCTCATCTTGATTCTTTGAGACGTGGGACATCCAAAATAGGTTCTCGCTTCAAGAACCGCTGAGCTGGGCAGGAGGTTCTGTTCTGAAATAATCTCATCTTTCTCGTTGATGACTTGAAGCTTGGAAAGCCCACGTGAAGTATTTCGATAGAAAATCCGAGCAGCACAAGCATTTCCTTTGAGACCGTTTGGAATATCTAAAAATTCTGTTTCAAGATAAGCGGCAGAATCATCTTTGGAGATAAGTTTGAGTGAAGTCTTCGAGAAGATTCCATCAGACAGTTTTTGATCCGCATTGCTTGAACCTTTCCAGCCGGTGAGTCCAAGTCTAAAATCATGATTCTTAATCAGATTGAGTCTACTGTACTGATAGTTTTCTCCTAGGAGCAGTTCATGAGTGCCGTCGTTTGTGAATTTGAGCTTACCCTCTTTGGGATCAACGCTGATGCGAGGGGAAATCTCTTGTTTTCCAAATTGAATCACTTTAGGCTGATCATCTTCTTCACTGGTTCCAAAGGTAATTTTATTCCCAGCTTTCAGTTCAGCCAAGCACGTCGTTGAAACTAGGAGTAGAAAAAATGCAGCTTTCATCGGTCCCAAAGTAAGACAAGTGATGCTTAACTCCCATTTAAAAACCTACTCTAATTTATTAATATTAAGGATTCATTAAACTTCGATGAATCTCACTTGTGAAATTTTAGCAATTCCTGAATAGGAATCTCCCTCATGCCCAAGCTTGATGCAAGAGTACTTGAGTGTGCCATCCACTCCGAGGTCAAACGCAATGTCGTCGTCTCCACCGATTGTGCGAATGAGGGGAGTATGATCCCACCCTCCCGTTTTTCTCACAAAAGCTCCATCATAAAGAGAGATAAAGCGTTTGTCCCCAACTTGCCTTTCCACATAGCCCATGAAAAGAACAACACGAGTAGAGTCTTGAATCTCCAGCTTGACTTGAGTATCTACGAATGCTTTATCTGTTCCATTTTTCATATTGAAAGCATCATACTCCACTCCATGAGTCGTGAAGCGTTTCATCGCGTCACTGAGTTGGTAGTTATTCGATGGATCGAGGGTCATTTTTTGTCTGAGGATGACATTGGCAATTTCATCTTGAATCATGTTGCACCAAGTATGATCCAGTCGGGTGGGGCGTTCCCCCACTTTTGGGTTGCCTGGCACAAATCTTCCGTCTTTACTTCCTTCTGTATCAATGAGTTTCATGTGGTTTCTCCGTAATAAATACTTTCGTGTGGGCAAGTTGCATGTGTTGGATCGCTTTCTTTAAATGAGCATCTAAATTTTCATACATAGGTTCTGTGCAATAGGACTCACAGTTGAGGTAATTGATGGGAAGATCTGCAGCTCTGATGAAGAAATGATGGATCCACTGCTGATCATAAAGAACACTTTCGCAAGAAAGTTCATCCATATCAGAGACTAGACATGGCTCGACCTCAAAGTCTTTAAAACCATAGGATTTGACAAAATCGATGTAGACACTTTTATCCTGCCCGCCTTGATAGAAAATTCTGCGAATGATCTCATCTTTTTTTGCTTGCACCGAAAGATCCCCTAAATCATAGATTCTACTCCAGTCCTCAAGTAAAATGCGGTTGATCCATTTCGGATCAAATTCACGCAAAAGTGCTTCAGTGTCGCTTTTGATCCTAGCAAATTCGTAAGCCAAGATTTTTAAGAAGGAATCGTTTTCTTGCTCAAAAAAAACACCTGGAGGTAAAAGGCTTTTGAGTTCTCCTAAAATGGTTTCCATTTTGCTCCTTGAAAGGTAGGCAGCGTGAATGGAGGCACTTCTTTGGTAATTCCCAATCCCGTGGAAAATTCTACTTCAAAACGCTTGATCCTTTTGTCCTCTCCTATTTTTGAATAAATTTGTGAAAGAAGCACTCTGCTGCCTGGGTCAGCCTTATTCAGAAATAACTCCTTGAGTCTGAGATCTGCATTTTGTTTAATATCTGTTTGATCAGGATCAATTTTAATGGCAATGTCAACGACTGATTCAGAAAGCTTGAAGACTTTCACCACTGCGGTGAGTGGGGCTTTGGCCCTGATCTGATTACAAACGTAAGACATCAGGGTGTCATCGGGGATGGGCTGGTGGATGTCACCCGTGATGAAATAAATAATGACTTCACCCACTGGGATAAGTTCTGTATTGATGTTGGAATAGATCCATGCTCGTGAGACACCAGGGATTTTTTCTACCCAAATTCGGTAATCATCTAAAGTACCTCCATTGGGTTCATGCCTGACCCGATCTAAGTACCTGGCGATGAGACTCGCATCGCTTTCTCCGTCTGAGCCGCCAGTCATACCCACACCCATCATCGAAACATTCGAATCAATCCCAGCCAGGGTGTTACTCATCACAAATGAATCGTCAGCTTTGGAATTGCCGATCACTCCAGGAGTCTCACAAATACAACTCACCGCTGCTTCCCCTTTGACAATCAGCGCATGAGCGGAAGTCAAATATCGCATTCCATCTCGGCTCCTGACAATGACAGTGCCTTTGGGGAGAATCATTCCATCATTGCCAGTGATCTTGATTTGTCCCCTGGCTTGAGATTTGTCTTTCCTAAAGATTCCCTTTTGTGAAGCAATCCGTTCTCTCGTCTCAGAGTCACACGTGTCAATCATGGCTTGCTTAGAGATCCACTCCAGGTATTGATAAAGTCCATAGCTTTGAGCTGCTTGGATGGCTGCCCAGATTTTGTAATGGGACTTATCCGGTATCGGTTTTCCATCGTTCAGTTCTCTTGCCATGTCCGTTAAAATACGATCATGGATTTCTTGAAGAGATGGCTTTTTAAAAGGCATAAAAAATAGGTCCTTTTGGAAATTCCATCTTAAATAAAATCGGTGTAGGATCATCTTTGAGATGAACCTTCACCTGAATAAGAAGAATTTGCCTAGAGATTTCACATTGAACAGCAATCTCGTCTGCGATTTCATCTTGAATCAGCCAATTAAGCGCCTCCATTGTGTAGAGCTTAGCTAGGTCCAGTGTTTCTGGACCTAACTTCCTGCGATGTAAAAGCCAAAGTTTTGATCCCATCTTGCTTGAATTTAAACAATCCCCCCACCATCCCCGCCGATAAGTCTCGTAAGAGGGGAGTTCGTGCTCGTCTGCTCTCCTATCCGTGAGTAGGCTCATGGAAACGGCTGTTTTTAAATCAAATATTTGCATAGCTTTATCCAGTAAATGCGCTCAACTCTTTTGCATCAGGAAAGTCTTGAGCAAACTTAACAGGACCTCCACCGTTACTGCCAGTCAAAGATGCAATTTGAATCTGTGTTATCAGTGTCTTGAGTGTACTAATCAACTCAGTACTGCCACTTAAGATTTCTATTTTTCCATCCTTGCCCAATACTATTTTTGAACTCCCGTAGGAAAGCTCCAGAGAGTTCTTTCTCAAATAGATAAAACTTTGATCTGAATTGTAAATGGCCACCTCACCTGGAGCGAGTTGAGAAAGTTTGTCTTTCTGTGCCAGATCTGCTGTACAAATCACAATGCCACTTCCTCTATTGCCCGATGGAAAAAGCATGACACATTTTGAATCTGGAGTCGGGACTGAGTAAAATCCGAATTCTTGAAATCTGGGTAGTTCTTGTACGTCATCTTCTCCTAGAAGGACTTGAAGCTTTTGATGTCCTTCTTTTATTGTGACTCGTTTTACTCGTCCTAAACGAATGATCTGATGCAATCGCGATTTGAGTGGACCCATCATTTTAGAAATCGTGTCAATCATGGGTTTCCTCCTCATGTACTTTTGCTAATTGTTGAAAGCGAAGGGTTTCGTCCGCTAAAAACGCATTTGCCGGTTGAAGCTCAAGCAGAGTTCTTTGAGCATTCATCACGCCCATCTCAAACGCGACTTCAGTGATGAGGTAGTCTTTGTTGATTCCGAGCCAATCACTCTTAAGACTGACCCACTCATTGATATTCCAAAGCTCATTGAGTCGTCTCCAGCCACTGAGTTCGACCGTAACTTTCTCTGATCTGCCTCGTCTGACTGCCTTTTCCCATTGGGCTCGTTTTTTAAGGAGGGTCGGAGTTCCTAATGCTTCTGCGACAATCATGAGGGGTCTGTGTCTTTTGATTTCAGGGTCTAGGATGTGAACTCTGAGCGGTAGCACATCACTTGCATCTGATTCTGAATCGTCTGGGTGATAGGGGGTACTTTCAACATAATACTGGGAGAATCGGGTGCTCCAGTCGCTTTGAGCATGCGCTGATAGAATATTCTGGCCTTGCACGAGTTTAAATCTAGGCTTGGACTGATTTTTAAAAGGAGTCGTTATGATCAAATTTCCTAAACCATCGCTGTGACAAATCAGACTACACAACCTTGCCGCGCGTTCGATAAATTCCCAAGCGGATTCTGAGCCTTCATGAAGAACGTGGTAGGGTAGTGTGGGATGTCCTGAAACCTCTAAAATAGGCTCAATATCAAATGGGGATAAAAGATCAGACACGAGTCCTAAGAGGTTTGTGTTTTTCCAGGACTTTTGTTTTAGCATGGCAGAGCTGTCGATGACATCCATCATTTTATCACGGCCTGCGATTGTGGTGACTCGAGAGGAACCATCAAAAGAACGTGAAACCTGATCGATGTATCCAGTAATGACAGGTTGATGACGGCCTGAGATTTCTCCAGAGAGATGGCCAGAGAGATTGATGGATACGCTGCAGGCGTCTCCGGCTTTGATTTTAAGAGAGTTATCCTTACTATTCGTTTGATCTGAGAGGGTGAGATCAAAACTACCTGAAGCACAAAAAAGAGAACGCTTGATATGAACGGATGTCCACCCTCGGTAGATATTTTCTCCTACTTGGAGTGATACATCATTCATAGGCCACCTCAAGTCGTCTTCCATGAGAGCCTGCTTGAATTCGGGGTGGGTAAGTGATTTTATTTCTCTGAATGATCGCACCCAGTTGATCGATATCTCCGGTGGCATCATAGGTAGCAACGATGGCTGGCATGTCGGTGAATAGGGTGTAGTCTCGAAGGGTCGTCGTTTTTTGAGAGGGCTGCAGCGAATGGAAGACAAGGGTTTTGAGCGACTCAAGCGTCTGAAAAATTTCATCATCCTGAGTCCGCTGCTTCAGATCATCCATGCGATGGATCAAAAATTCCCTGGTTTGGATCAGACTCTCTTGACTCTCATAATCTGCTTTTAAGGCAGCAGTGGCGGCTTCACCCACGACAACAGACCCCACTGCAGTTTGAAAGGTTTCATGAAGCTGTGCCCTTTGTTCTTGGGCCTGAACACTCACATGCTCTGAAATGGGAGGAACCGGAGAGGGCAGGCTATCCATCACCATGAGAAGAGTCTCAAGCTGATAGAGTAAAAAGGGATCACAAAGAGAGGTTGCTAAATTTCTCACTGAATCAAAAAGCATCCAAGGTACGTTGGCAGTATTTAAAAAAGTTTTCTTGTATTCAGAGATCGCTGCTGAGAGCTGATTTGCACCATAGGTGAGTTTCATAATGGGGATAAAGGATTTTTCGACTCGATCTGCACCAGAAAGTACACTATCAGATGCATCAAACAGCGAGTCTCCCCATCGTGAGACTAAATCAAACGATGAGGTAATGAATTCCCCACCCAGTGAATTATAAAGTAAAACCCCTCGATCGAGGACTTTACCTGCTAAGCCCACGAGTTGATTGAGAAAGCCTAGAGAGAGAGACGAAGGATCATGAGAAACATCCAAAGCAGGCTGGGATGACTCACAAAAAGTCATAGCAAATGAGACCATTCCACCTGTTATCGTGGTTTCATTCGTTCTGACAGAAAGGCAGTGGGCTGAAAGTTCTTTGAAATAAGGAATGACTAGTTTTCCAGGTCCTGGATCAGAGCAGGCAGCGAGTAATTTTTCTCTCTCGTTTTCAAAATCAGGTCCTAAAACAAAACCATTTAAATAATAGGACTTGATTTGAGCCCCTAAGTCTTCGGTTGAAAACGCTTCACTGTTGGGGTACTCCACCTTTTCAACACGTCTTGCGCTTTCAACAGAAAACTCCTCTAGGTAAAACTTGACTCCTCGAAACGATGCCCTGGATAATCTTTTCTTTCTCATGAGGGTACCTCAAGAAAAGATCTGCCCTGCTTGACATGGAATGAAATACGCCTGTCTTGGTGTGAAATTCGGGTTCCTGCCGGTGTATTGATAAATTCAATGGTGATCTGACCTAAAGGTTCGTTTGACTTTTGTGTTGGGTTTCGAATAGCTTTGAAATATTCACTGACTTCATGGTTTGGACTCACCTTGCTTTCACGATCTGGGTTTTGAATCAGATGATCGATTTCATCAGAGATGCGAGCTGGGCTAGAATTTCTTGTTGGAAAAATATCTTCGTTCTTATTTGTCTCAGGATCGTCACGCTCTGTGGATAGATCAGGGGTAAGCCAGCCTCCTACTGTGCGAAAAGCACCTAAAGCGTCTTTCATGGCTGGGATCAGAATATTGAAGATCGGTTTTTTTTCTAAAATACCGATGGTTTTAGAAATGGACTGAAATAGTTTTTCAACTTGATTCCAATTCTTATAAACTAAATAGCCTAAACCCGCCAATGCAGTCAGTCCTACAATTTCAGGAGCAAGCGCCAAAAAAACACCCAGAAGACTATCAAAGATGCCCACTAATCTCCCACTCGAATAAAGAAGTTTTATGTTTTTACCCAGATTCCATAAGGATTTGCTTAATGTCAGGATGGAGCTAAAATTTTTAATAGAGAAATAGGATAAGAATAGTCCCAGAGCAGTATTGCCTGCTCCAAATGTTCGAACTAAAAAACTCATAGCAGAAAAGATGGGTCTAAAACACGCTGAAACTGTGCTTAAAATATCTTTCAGAGCATCCCATGCTCCAGGTAATTTTTGACTGAACGTCTGAGCCCAGAGTGTGATTTCTTTTCGATTATCTTTCCAGAATTGAGTGAACTGATTGAAAAATTTCTCAAGCCCAGGAGCAAGCTCATTCATGATCGTATCAGACATTCCTGTGAATGCAGCTTTGGCTCGTAATTGTGCATATCTCAGAGCAGTTCCTCTTTTTTTAGCCTCCTCATCTGGAGTAAAACTGATGGCCCTCATTTCAGTGATTCTGGTTTTGAGAGCTTGGGGTCCTGCTCCTAGCATCGCAAGTGCATCGTAAGCTTGTCTGCCAAATACAGGCTTTAAAAGAGCGAGTTTCTTTTGTTGATCCAGATTTGGATTTGAAACTCGTTTTGAAACTTCAAATAAAAGGCTATCCAATCCTTTAAGTTTTTCCCCTTGGGTCAGTGATTTTATCCCAAGATTGTATAGACTTAACGTTTCATTGGGTACCCCCCAGTGAGCGAGCGCCTGCGAGGTGGCTAGTTTGCGTAAAACTTTATGAAACCCTTCGGCTTCCACCCCTGCTGCTTCAGCTGCAAAACCCCACCCACGCATTGCTTCAGAAGACATTCCAAACGCTTTGGAAACGCGGTCCAATCCTTCTGTTCTTCTGATATAGCCACCCAAGGCTTCGTAGAAACTAAATCCAGCAATTCCTAAAAGAATGCTTCCTTTCATAAAAAAGGAGACAAAGCCTCCAAATGCATTTTTAATTGAGCCAAAGACTTGCCCTAACTTTCCTCCTATGATTTTTGTATCCTGAAGAACACGAGTGAGCCCCATGCTACCTGATAGCTCAGCCATTGAACGAAAACATCCTCTCGCTTCGGTTGAAAACTTTGACAAAGGAGAAAGAGCGGAGGTAGCCTGAGCGCGTCTCA